CATTACCAACCTCGTGTTTCAACAGAACACTCGCAAATCTGGTTACACTACTAAGGGTAGCAACTCACCTTCCACTCAGACCCTGGTGGACAGAGGCACTTCTTCGTGTCGAGTGCTTAGACAGTTGCGCGTTTCGTTTATATGGGGTCATTGCGCGTTGACCACAATTAGACGCTCAATCGCGTCTTGTGTTGCCACTGGTGAGTCTACCAGCAACGAGACCAACACCCGAAGTACGCATTGGTCTTCGGCGCGGGGCCGAAACAGAACCGATCACTCGACTCCGAACACCACCCGCTGTCATCTTAAGGGTTGGTTCCTCCACACCCCGCCTTACCATTGGGATCACCACAGAAGGGTGATCGCCCTTCTGCTCTTCCTCGGAGCCAGTTTCCCATTCAGGATGGAGGTATTTCTCTACACACCCATCCTCCATGCTAACAAACGATGCGTCAATCTCTGAGATCGCACACTCAAAGAATGCTGGAGTACCAGGCATCGTCCCCCCACTCATTGTGGCAAAAGCCAACGCAGAATCCGTCACCTCCCAGGTGACAATATAAAAGTACTTGGTGCTAGTGGTGGATCCGTTGTTCACAACGCTCATAGAGGCCCCATCCACCCAGTTTGGTCCTGCGGTCAACCCAGTCAGTAAAACAGTATTACTGATTAGGGCCGTTGAGACACCCTTCCAAACAAACACACATAGAAACTTCTTCCCTAAACTTCCGGATGGAAAGACGATCGTGTCGTAGTGTCCGGTCACTGTGTTTACTATGTTGATGTCAAGGTTACCCACGGTGGCGTTTTGGCTTATGCCCATCACATCAGTGGAATTATAGGCTCCGTTACTTATATACGCTGAGAGCGGCCCATCCTCAACATATGACGCATCCAATATCGGCTTGGATAGCTCCACATCATACGAAATCCATAAGTCCCCGACAATACAGGTTGCCTGGGAATTAATTGTTGCAACTGTGGTAATACCTAAGTCATAAAACCGTTCATCTCCGCCAACGTCATCGTCATCTTCTTTTATGTAGAAAATTTTGAGCGGATTTTGCTTTGGGTCACACTCGATCCCATGTATCATGTTTTCTGACGGCTTACAGGTCGTTGAAAACTCGGTATTTTGCATGGCTATTCTGCTGGTGAATGAAGGCTCATACACATTGTACTGTGTCGCAAAAACGACACTACCCAATGCTGTATTTGTGCTGTTCAATGCATCAGCTGACTTCGAGATGTACTCAAACACCATACCATGCCACTTGCACTCCTGGAACCTACGTGCTATCGAACTTAACCAAGGGAATGTGGTTGAAGACCCCGGGTTGAGTATGAACTCAGAGGACGTGAAGGTGGTATGGCTCTCTATATTTGTGAGATACTCCCTATGCCGCACCCTAACGTTTCCTGACCCGAAACTTGGAGGTCCAGCACCTCCTAGCAGTGTGTTATATTTTAATTTGTAATCACCGCGCCCCGAGATGGCAAGATTGGCTAGATAGCGAACCGCCGCCCCCGCCATGTTCGACCCTACTGGTCCTCCAATCATCCCGCCGACCAGTTGTGCCCCGTGCACCAGGAGATCATTACCGGGTGCTGCACGCTTCTTGCGTGACCGCTTCTGACCCTTCTCCTTCTGCTTCTTTTGACCCTTGCCTTGTCTTTTTGCATTTCGTCTAGCACACAAGGCGTACTCATAACGCAATGCGGCTCGGTTGTAGGCCCCATGTACAGCCACCCCTGCACGCAGGTTATGCCATGAGATAAAGGTGAACGCCATATGCAAGTAGCAATGGTCAGTGGTCCCAGCTTCCTCATCCTCTTCACACCCGAAGTCATAAGCCTTCTTCATAGCCTCTGCCAATGTTGCACAACCTTGCAACTTCTCCATCTCCTCAATTTGTGGTACTTCTACAGTCAGCCAGGTATAGCGATCTGACTTTGAGTACTTGTACTCGTAGTTTCCAGGCCTCACATTGTCAGCCCAACCGAGGTCAATCTGTGCGCATCGGACAAATTCTGGGTCCGTGAATACATAGGGACAGCCGGCGATGTCAAAAGTGCAATTTATAGCCTCCTCTAACTCCAAGATAGCCTCTATTGCTATCCCGTATCTAGCACTAAAACATCCCAAGGTGTCCATCGCCCAAGGCACTACTGGACCGCCCTGTATCCTATCTGGGTTATCATTCGTCCGATCACGTCGTGCATCAATGCCTAGATCTTCTGCCGACGAAATGATCTTATCCAAAATCGTCCCCACAATGGGTAGAGTCCCTGCTATTGGTCCCATGGAACGTGCCGTCCCATGCAATAGACCTTTCCAGAATTTTTCTGGCTGCTTTGAGTGGTTAAATCCCAACTTACATAGCATGCGAAATGGGAGAGTTTGCCATCTCCAAATGCCATTCACTGGCCAGAACGTTCCTGAGCAAAACTGTAGATCCATGGGGTTTTCACGCCTTACTATTTCTACTTTTAGCCCGAGCATAGCATACCGCGATATAATAGTATCATCTGAAATATCATCGTCAGTCCCAGTAACCCCATCGTCACCCGCAACCAACGTCGCATGTCTCGAGTCTGGCCCCCACTTGAAAACCCATTTCTGTACCCATATATTCTCGGCAGAATTGAACTGGGTAGTAGCACTGCACCCAGTTATACGCCCGTGGAAGAAACTTATCAGCATCGTTCCATCTCTACTAATCACCGAGCGTGTAGCCCAATGCTCAACAATCCAGTCATGGTCAGCGTCATCCCAAATTATCACCGTTTGGATAATGTATGTCTCCAATATTACAAAGAACTGGCTCAAGGACCCATCCCATGACGCCACGTCCAACTCAAACGTGTGTTTATGTGCGGCTACTTTCCGTTGCACATACCTACCGGCATTGTCCGGAGTCATTTTAGATGCATAGCACTCATCACTTGCATCATTAAAATGGGCCGCAAACATCTGCTGCAACTCATAGAACATTAGGGAGTAATGAGCGATCATTTTCTCATTAGCTTGGAGGATCATTCGTGACTTATAAGTCTCATCGTCCTTCCCTCCGTACCCCTCTGCCTTCACGAAGCCCTTATTGACCGTGTCAGCATCACACATTGGCTCCATCCGTAATAATTCCAGCTCCACTGCGCGCTTCTTACCATACTTCTTACAGAAGTGTTCATAATGCCCCACATTACTAAAATGTACCCTTGGAAGCGCATCAACTTCAGCCCTCGCAAATGTGAGGAAGTCTGCAACCGCCGTGTCGTCTAGGTTCCCGGCCTTTTGGGCCATTCGTTGCATGAACGCAAACATAAGCTCCTGGTTGCTCTGTTGAGGTATAACTATTGGCACATCCTGAATGGTCGTACCATAGTTTGCGGTGAACTTCTCCTCAATGTCCTCCGGTTCGGCCAGGACGGGAAGCCGTACTATATCAAGATCAACCTGAGGTTCTGGTATCCGCCGCGGGTCAACGTTTGACTGCCTCAATAGTACCATTGCGCATGGCTTCATCGGAACGGCCCTACCATGCAACTGTTTATCATATAATCGCAAGATGTCAAAGTAATCCAAACTCTTGATACCTAACCAACCATAAAGTATAGTCGTTACCATCAAGCACGTCATGTACAATGGGGCTATCATCTTATCGCATGCTGCTAACACCGCGAATATGACAAATGCTGTGAGCGTGTGTCCGGTAAATTGGACATACTGCTCACGCGCTGCCGCACGTGGTAGACGCACAGTAAATCGCGGCAAATGTCGCTGTATATACTCGTGCAATCCTAACCCTGAGTGTCCTAGTGTCTGTCCTAGGCGCGCCTCAGTCCGCTGTAGCCACTTCTTATTGTACTCCTCCCAATAGGCTGCGTTCAACTCACCGTACCATTCGCTATTTAATGATACCGTCAGCGCCGCGTCTAGCTCACGTACTTCCGGATGGAATCGCTTGTAATGCGCCTTCGCGCGTCGATGGGACTCAGCGAACCCGTCTTTGTAACGTAAGTCCACTAAGCCGATAGTGCTCTTCACGCTTTGTGTTAGCGCCTTATCTGAAATCTGTCTGAACTCAACGTCCATGGCCAGCCCATCTCGTACTAGTAGTAAGCACCCGTCATCTGACGCTCCGACCGTGTTCCCGGTGCCTTGTTTGTGCGCGTACACATATTGGTGTACATAACGCTCTACTCCTGCGAACTTCGTCCATCCCGAGACGAAAACCATATTCCTATGGAACCTCCGCACCCACTTTCGGTTGTGACCGTACTCACGCCACAACTCATAATTAAACATAATTTCTGGTGGCGGAGTAACGTCTTCAGGAGGTGGCATTGCCTCCGTCTCCTCCTTCACCTCGGCATCATGTGTAGCCGTTTCCACTACCTTGCGCTTGGACTTCCGCTTCGAGTCCTTAAACAAGCCAGCCTTCTTCTTATCAGCTATCTTCCGTTCCTTGTCAGCGTCCTGTTTATGCGCTTCTTCTACCCAAGTCATCTTTGGTGCCTTTGCCGCCTTCGGCCAGGCTTCTTTGGGCTCCCCACTTAACGTGGGGGTGGCGGTGGCCGCCAGTGGCGGCCACTTTTCATCATAGTTGGGATCTATGGTGAAACTTCCCTCATCATCAATGAAGAGTTTTACCTCATCATCGAGTAAACTGAAACTTTCTGGGTTTCTAACACTGTGCTTGTTATCGTTCCCGTAGGAGTCCGTTCCCGGTACAGTGTTAATCCCATTGCCAAGCATTACTTGGACATCTCTGTGTTGCTCTGGGGTCGTAAATGTCGTCATTGTCATATGGTTGTATCTACGTGTTTGTTGTCTTTCCAACAGTCAATTGGCCTTCTGCCCAATAGCCATTCTGATCAGTGCAGTGCTACCACTACGCAACACCGTGACTCACACCCACAGAAGGGGGCCAATGATCATGCCGATCATTGGACTTTCATTGCAAACCAACGCGCGGTGATGGGTTGTGTGGGGCGGTAAGTCCACTCCCCACACACAACCCGCGCATATGCCTTCCAAAGCCTAAAATTTCAAAACTGATTATTAGTTTACTCGTAACTGCCTAG